ATGAAGCCCGTCGAGTTGGTCGAGCGTGCGGTACGCAATAGCAGTAAAACGCAAGACCTCGTGCTCGATCCATTTGGTGGATCAGGCACAACTCTCATCGCTTGCGAGAAGGCCGGCAGACGAGCTCGACTCATTGAACTTGATCCAAAGTACGTGGATGTCATCGTCAGGCGCTGGCAGGACTTTACGGGTAAAGAAGCAAAACGCGCCACGGATGGCGCGAAGTTTGTAGATGTAGCCAATTCAGCTCAGGTCGTAACTTTATAGATACGCTCGGCGCCTGACTCCTTTGTGGAAGTAATGTTCAGGCCAAGCTTCTTTTTAAATGCTCCTGCAAAAGCACCACGAACAGTGTGTTGTTGCCAGCCAGTTGCTTCGCAGATTTGTTTGAGCGTCGCACCCTCTGGACTCTTGAGCATTGCAATCACTTGAGCTTGCTTGCTGTTTGCTCGAGAACCTGAAGCGGTTGCTTCTTTAACAACCGTCTCAATCGCTTGTTTGGTGACAGGGCTTTTACGAGGCAACCCAAGCGCGTCGTAGCCTTGAGCCGTAATAAACCATTCCTTTCGTTTACAGACAATCAACTCGCGATTGGCCAGGCTTTCCAAGATCTTCTGACGTGCACCGCCCTTAATGTTGTCTGGGAACCAAGTGATCTTGCCTTCGGTGTGCTCATGAGCATAGTTAAGGATTTGTTGTTGCGTCGCGGTCAGGCTTGTAGACATGTTGATCTCCTTGAGGATCAGTTGATGGTGTCTGTATGAACGCTTCAATCCGCGGATAAGCCAAGTCCTTTTTGATTGTTGAAATAAATCTTTTATCTGTTGACTTATGCCAACAAGTGCACCTACTCCTTGCCGATATCCCAGTTGTCGAGCACTACTGAGCACGCCTGGCTTTTGTAACGAACACCGCGCCGCAGTGCATCGTGAGTATGGCCGTGCACGCCGTGGGTTTGATACCGAACGAGGCTTTTATCAGTCACCTCGCTGGAGATCAGTGCGTGCGGCATTCTTGCGCGAGCATCCCGTTTGCAAGGCCTGTGAGGCGCTTGGTTGCACAACGCCAGCCGTGGTGGCTGATCATATCCAACCGATCAAGGAAAACGGCTTACGTTTCGATTGGTCAAACCTGCAGGCACTTTGCGTGTCTTGTCATAACCGAAAGACCGCACGTGAAAATGCACTTAGGCGTTAGAGGCTGGCTGTGCATGTAAACGAATACCCAGTGCTGAGGTGACTTTAAGTATTGTTGCAAAACTTGGATTGCCTTCACCAGACAGCGCCTTGTAGAGACTTTCACGACCCAATCCAGTGTCTCGTGAGAGTTGTGACATCCCTTTAGCTCGAGCAATGTTACCCAGTGCTTTTGCAAGGAATGCCGCATCGTCGCCAGCTTCTTGCAAGCAAGCTTCGAGATAGAGGGCCATGTCCTCTTCAGTTTTGAGATGTTCAGCACTATCCCATTTACGTAGTTTGAGAGTTTTCATCGATCACTCCTTGATTTGTTGTGCAAGCCCAAGGGCTGTTTTGATATCTTTGTCTTGCGTACTCTTGTCACCACCAGCGAGCAATATCACAATCTCCATGCCACGCTGTGCGAAATACACGCGATAGCCTGGCCCGAAGTGAATTCGCATTTCAGAGACTCCTTCACCAACAGGCTTGCAGTCTCCGAAGTTACCTTCCTCGGCTCGATCAATGCGGGCTTGAATCCGTCGCGCAGCTTGTTTGTCTTTTAAGGACTCAAACCACACATCGAACTCTTCGGTGGTGTAGATTGCTTTCATAAAGAAGTTCGTATTAAATAGGATACACCAATGTATCAAATGGGATACACATTGTCAACCCTCTCATTCACCCCCTAGGGGGTCTATATCTCTACGATTGCCGCTCACTGGTGCGTGCCCGTAGTCAAATTTTTGCGCCCGCGAAATTCACGACCCCCTATTTTTGGAGGTGGCGAGCTTTGAGCGGCAATAAGGTATTCATATGACCGAAATCGAACCTGTCCTCAGTTCACTGGACACCAATGAGCCGCTGTATACGGCCTTTGATGAGATTGAATTAACACGGATGGCCGTCACCGATGCCGACTTGCAAGCGTTGCGAGTGACAGACGAGGATCTGGAATGCATGGCCCTTGATATTAAAGATGTATTGGCCATGACAGACGCTGATTGGATCCGTCTGCGCTTGACCCGGGATGCCCTCATCCAGGTAAGGGATGACTTGATTCGTCGCTTGGGATTAAGCGCGCAAGACCTGCCGTGGTTAAGCCACGCAATTGAAAGAAGACAACATGGCTACACGAGGGCGCAAACCGGCGCCGATTGAACTCAAACTGCTCCGAGGTAACCCAGGCAAGCGTGCCATTAACGCGAAAGCGCTCGTCTTAAAACAGCCCGAGGTGCGAGCGGAGGACGCTACGCCTGACATGCTGCTTGAGGAGGCCAAGCCTTATTGGGATCATGCAATCGCACATGCACCGCACGGACTGCTGCGTAAGCTCGACATCTACCTCTTGGCCGCATGGTGTAACGCGGCCTATCGCTACGAATACAACATGCGCCTGGCGGCTAAATCCGATGTCATCCCGGTGCGTGGGGCAAAGCTCTCAGGACTCGATCCCAAAGACCGCCCGGTGATGCACAACCCATTTTCAACGGCGGCACGGGCCTATCTCAAAGACATGACCATGTTGGCAGCGGAGCTGGGTTTTACGCCAAGTGCTCGCGCCCGCCTGGGGGCGGCAGAGATTACGACGCCAATGGCTGATGATCCCTGGGAACAAATCGCCGGATGAGACTGGAAATGATAACGATCCCTGGTCAGAGATTGTTGGCTAAAGCCTGCGGCTGCGCATCCGCGTCAGTTGGACTCGATATTTCACCAACAGCGCTTGGCGAGTATTGCTTTGGCAACGTCAAGCTTGCGCTGCAAGTCATCAATGACGACGACTGAATCGACGTAGTCCTTGGCTTGCTTCGCGGCATTAAGCGAGGCCGTACCACGCGTAACGAAATCGCTCTGATCGCGCAAAGCAGGAAGAGCCCGGATGGCTTTGTTGTTGGTTGTTTTCATGAAAATTACTGTATCGCATATGAATTACAAAGTCACCTAATGGCAACCGAAACCTATGCAGCCGCTGCAAAACAGTATGCCGAGGCCGTGGTCGCCGGCGATATCCTGACGTGCCGCTGGGTCCAAATGGCGTGTAAGCGTCAGTTAAATGATCTGGCAAAGTTCAAAGGGAAATCAAGCCCCTACCGCTTTAACCCAAAGCTTAAAGACAAAGAAGGTCGCAGCTTTGCACCCGCAGATAATCTTTGTGGATTCATTGAGCGCCTACCTCACGTTAAAGGTCCTCTCGCTGGCGAGCTGATTACGCTCGAACCCTGGCAGGTTTTTATCCTCAGCACAGTATTTGGCTGGGTCAAATCGGATGGAAAACGCAGGTTTCGCCGCTCCTATATTGAGGTGCCGCGAGGCAATGCTAAATCCACTCTCTCCTCTGCCCTCGCTCTATACATGCTGGCCGCAGATCGTGAGGGAGGCGCCGAGGTGTACTCGCTTGCCACGACACGCGATCAGGCGCGCATCGTATTTGGAGATGCGCAGACCATGGCACGCAAAAGTCCAGGATTTCGTAATCGCTTTAACGTAAACGTCGGTGCACACAACATGAACGTGCTGGCTTCGGGCTCTAAGTTTGAAGCACTCTCGGCTGAAGGCTCGACCCTGGATGGCTTGAATATTCACTTTGGCTGCATCGATGAGCTACACGCCCATAAAACGCGAACCGTTTACGACGTTGTAGAGACTGGAACCGGGAAGCGGGATAACTCGCTTTTATGGGTGATCACAACCGCTGGATCAAATCGCGCAGGCATTTGTTACGAAGTCAGAAGCTTTGTCACCAAACTACTGGATGGTGTCTTTGAAGATGACAGTCAGTTTGGAGTTATCTATGGCCTTGATGATAGTGATGACTGGACAAGCGAGACTTCGCTTATCAAAGCCAATCCCAACTGGGGCATCTCGGTAAGATCTGAAATTCTGGTTCCCTTGCAGGCTAAAGCCATGCAATTGCCCAGTGCGGTCAATAACTTTAAGACCAAGCACTTAAACGAGTGGGTCAATGCGGACACCCCCTGGATGGATATGCGTGCCTGGGACGCTTGTGCCAATCCAGACTTGGATATTGAGTCATTTGTAGGTCAGCCCTGCTGGATTGGCTTGGATCTGGCCAGTAAAACGGATATCGCAGCACTCGTCATGGTATTTCAACACCCGGAGATTGCGGATGCCTTTGCAGTATTCGGTAAATATTACCTGCCTGAGGACACAGTCAACGCCGCTGGTAACAGTCAGTACTCGGGCTGGATGCGCAGCGGGCGCCTGACTGTGACACCGGGAAACGTCATCGACTTTAGCTGGATCGAAGCCGATTTATCTGATCTCGTCTCAAGATTTGCAGTGCAAGCCGTCGCCTTTGATCCGTTTCAGGCCACGCAGTTATCCACCAGGATGCTAAGCGAGGGGCTACCCATGATCGAGCTGCGTCCTACCGTACTGAATTTCTCTGAACCTATGAAAACACTGGAAGCCCTCGTGCTTCAGAAAAAACTCATTCACGATGGTGACCCGGTACTCAGTTGGATGGCGAGCAACGTCGTGGCCCATCTGGATGCCAAGGACAACATC